GGATTCTGGTAGTAATCCCATGCGCCCATAAGTGTTTGCGCCTCGGCTTCGAGGGCGGCGACATCGGTACGCCCAGCCGTATTCCCGGCGTCGTCCGGCATGAACTTGGATTGCCCGGTTTTTTCCAGAACTTCTTCCCACGCCTGGATTTCTTGGGCCGTCATTTCATTGAACCCAAGAGCCTTGACCTTATCCGCGCCGATAAGGGCGCCGACCTTCCCCTCCACGAAAGAAATGCGTTTGTCCGCGTCGTCGCCGAGGATTTTGCGGTTGGTTTCCAGTTCCTTGGAAAACGATTCCCGCTGCGTGGTGATCTTGCCCAACTCCGCTTCGGCATACGACGCGGCGATTTCCATGAACTGTTCATTGGACAGACCGGCCTTGTGCGCCAGCGTCTTGCCGAGATTCCAGACCGGCCCGGCCTTGTCGAAAACGTAGTAGTATTTCCCGTCTTCCGGCTTGTCCGGGGCCTTGTCCGTCAGAACGAGATTGCTTTTAGACAGGCGTTCGAAGATTGGCCCTTCCTTCGGCATGGCGATTTCGTACGCATCCGGGCTTTCCGGGCGGTTGGCGAAAATCTCCTTCTCGATTTCCGGTTTCAACGCCTCCTTGCCCTTGGCAAACCGACCGGATAGGTCTTGGTACGCCATAGCCATGGTCTGGACGTCGACTTCGTTCTTGTCGGTATTCCAGAACTTATCCGGCGCCCAATCGGGTTTTGCCGATGTGGCATTGGGGGTCGCTTCGGCGGCTGTCCCCGTGGGGGCCGCTTCAGCCGGTGCTGCGTCTGCCATGCTCGATTCTCCGTTCGATCAATGCGACCAGATAACGCTGGCCTTCGATGTGCCGTAGTTCTTCCGTACTCACCCCAGCGCCCTGAAGGTTGTTGATCGTGATGGACTTCAGGTACGCCAGGAACTTCTGCGCCACAGGCTCGCGGAACGTTTGCGCCGCCCATCGGTTCAATTCTTCCTCGTCATCGACCTTGCGCTTGATCCCGTCCGCGCCGAAGGTGAGCCCGGCGACGTTGGCTATCCGCTCGCGGGTGCGCTCGGTAATGCCGGTCATTTCACCCACCCGTCGTTGAACTTGCCCTCGTTATCCGTGTACCGGACGACAATCGAACTGCGGGAATGGCCCGATTTGTTTTCGCCCATGCGATGGACCGTCTTCCTGAGAAACAGGCAGGCATCGCCCAAGCGGAGGTTGATGGGAACCTTTTCGAATTCCTCGATGTCCGATTCCGATATCCGCATCTGTGTCAGGCCGTTCGGCACGGCTTCCCTGACACCGTGGATTTCCTTCGCGTGGCTTCCCTTCGCCATGACCATGGTGCCGTTTTCCTCGTTCACCTCATGCAGCCAGGGGAACCAGAGGGTGATCGCGTTGCCGTTGACGAAGTAATCCGCTTCGGAATGCCAGTCGTACCGAAACCGTTCGACCACCGACTTGTTGAAGAACACGGAGCAATCCGCCGTATAGGCCGGGCCGGTGATTTCCCACGTCGTCGTCATCAGGATTTTTGGCAGCACTGAAATCTTTCTACCCGGGATCGTTTCGGGAAGTTCCTTGCAAAAGCGGTAGAAGGCCTTCTTGTCGGCCGCTTCCAATTCCTCCATCGCCTTCAGGATGTCGGCGCGATTGGCCCCGGCATGGATTTTCAGTAGATCGCGGGCGTAAATCCAAAGGCCGGTCAGCAAATCCATCGGGATGGCGTTTCGGATAAACACGTATCCGTCGCGGTTCAGTTCGTAGTTCATGCGGTCGGCGGGTTCCCCTGGGCCGCCGCAAGGGCCTGCATGGCCGCGATGGCTTGCTGTATTTGCTTGGATTCGATCTTTGAACGGATGACGTTCGGATCGGCGGAGAACTTGCGGGCGAGATAGCGCGAGAATTCCTCGGCGTTAATCGTGATCGCCGCCTGTTGCGGGCCGACCGTTTGATTGAGGACTTCGGCCAAGCGGACGTGGCGAAGGATGTCGTCTTGTGCCTGGGCCCGGGTGATTGGAGCCAAGGGGCGGACCTTAACGAACTTGCCGTCGATCTTGGGTAGTTTGATCGCGCCCTGCTTCTGGCGGATGTACGCGACCCGCTTGATGGTCGGGACGAACAATTCCGTCAGGACGCGGTTGTAGGGGCCGGCGAATCTGCGAGCCCGAATAGAGGCACGTTCCAATACCTCGGTCGCGGACATGGGCGTCTTGTCCGTGGGGCCGAGGTCGTTGGCGAAGAAAATCTTATTGATCTGCTGTTGAAGTTCCGAAACCACGAGCGAGGACACGTCGAACCCCGAGGTTCCCATATCCAGCCGGGTGATGCCTCCGGACCCCGGAGCCTTCGGGATGATCGTCCTCGGTTCGATCCTGACGGTATCGAGGTTCAGAATGCCGTCGTCTTCCGCCTGCCAAATACCAGAAATAGCAAGGTCGGCGTTTTCCAGAACGAATTGCTTGACGAGGTTCACGGTCTTCACGTCGGGAAGGGCGGTCATCGCCGGGCCGCGCCCAATGTCCTCCCCGGGAACGCGGGTAAATGAATGATCGATGAAGGGTTTCGATCCTTCGCCCTTCGCCGTCGAATGCTGTATTTTCTGCCCGCCGTTTCCTTCGGCCTTCGCCAGGAACGCGCACGATATCCAGACCTCGGAGCCCTTCTGGTTCCAATCCCGCATCGCCCCCTCGACGACTTCGATATCCTTGTCGGGGGATTCCTTGATGCAGCGTTGGATTTCCTCGGAGAATTTTCCGTTCGGGAACACGACGGGAAGGCTCGCGGCCTTCACCTTCTTCGGACGGAACAGGCAATCGATATCCCCGTAGGGGCCGGTGTCGAAATAATTGTCGGACAACGGAGAGGCGCGGAACCGGACGGGCTCGGACGAATCCCCCTCGTCCGCCAACAGACACCCTGTACCGATGGCCCAATCCATCAGGGCTTCGTGCGCTTCGTTGCGGAAATTCGAACTATTGACTGTGGTGATGATGTCTTCCGTCACCTCGGAAAGGCGCCGGTTCAATTCATCCCGATCCCCAACGGGAACGTCGTTTCCAGCCGTCAGTTCGAAGGGGCGGGAATCCGTCGGCCAGATGTCGTCCAACATCTGGCTCGCCAAATCCTGCAAAGCCAGGGGAGCCGTCGAATCGTACAGCCTGTCGAGATCGGGTTTGCCGTCGTCCTTGGACGAATACGGCCGTTCCCTTAGGGGGAGGCAGTATTCGTAGCATTCGTCGATGATGGAATCGTTTAAGGCCCTGCGTTCCTTGGCGCGCTTGTACCGGCGCAGAAACGGTTTCAGTTCCGCGTCGTCGGTGGAAGAAGTTTCGGTGTAGTCGGCCACCTATCCCCCGAGGATCGAGGAGAAGCCGGTTTCGCCGCCGGGACCGAGAAGGGAACGCCGCCCCCTTCGACCCGTGCGGAAGGCGCGCTCTTCCTCTTCCTGCTTAGCCTTCAGGGCGTCGGCTTCGGCTTTCGCCTTGGCTTCCGCCTCCTGTTGCGCCTTCAGGATCGCCGAGTTGTCGGGCGGCGCCGGGGCTTTCGGTGCGCTGAAAAATCCACCCATACGGATTCCTTTCGTTTCGTCCGGCTAACGTGCCGAGAAACGACGGAAACCGCACAGGACGGGGTTATCTGCGGCGGGCGTAGCGTTGGAAAACGGACTTCGGCCTGGGTGCCACCCTGGCCTTCATCGGCGGGGCGCCCTTCGTAAGAAGCGCCCTACCCTCCCCGGCCCCGATCATAAGGTATTGCAGGGCGTCGGCAATGTGGGAATGTTGGTTCTTTAACGGAGAAGCGGCCTCCGCACCCTTCCGTTCGGGGAACATATATCCCCCGGACATGGCGGCTTTCAGGAATACGCACGTCGGGGAGAGAACGAATTGCGGAACGCCCTCGGTCATCCGCGTAAGAACCTCGCGAACGGCGTTTACCCGCACCACGGGATCGTTCGTGGGGGCGGGAACGATGCTCACCCCCTCGGCACGGAACATCAACATGGGGGAGATATCGTCGGCCTCGGCCAAGTGTTCACCCGCTGGATCGCCCCAGGCCTTGTAACTGAACCCCGGGTATTCCTCGGCCATATGCCTTTTGACCCGGCGGGCAAATTCCCGTGCCCCGCAGTCCTGGGCGGTGAGTTCCGACAGGATGCGCCATCTATCGAACACCCGTTGCGCGAATACAGCCGCAGGGGTGCGGCCGAAGTCGCAGGCGAACATGATCGGATGGCCCTCAAGGGCCGTAAGGGGCTTGGCCGCGATGTGCACATGCTCTTGGAATTCCGGCCAGACGGGGCTCCCAGGTTCCTCGGAGGCGGGTTTATTGCAGCAATTACGCCTTACCCACGACCTGGGTTTCCCGTGGACCATGTTTTCGTAATACCCGGACGGAAGCCATTTAAGGTTCTCCGCCTTCGGATTGGTCACGTACCCCGTAACCTTGCCCTCGGAATCGAATTGTTCGAACATCCCCGGAGGCTGAATGAAGATTTCCCAGGTAGGCGGCTTGGTATAAACCCGCCGCTGGTCCTCGGTCGTACCGGACGGCATCGCAGACTGACCCGACATGATCGAGAACCAATGCAGTTCCGACCCCGGGTTCGTGTCCGCGATCAGGAAGGGCCGCTTACACCCGCCCTCCATCAGCTTCTTGTCGGGGTACCGCCCAAGGCACGGCTCAAGGTCGTCCAGAACGTCCCGGGAAATCTCCGCAAACTCGTTAACCCACGCCGACGAGATTTCAGCCGACTTAAGTTTCTGTAAATCGGCCGGATCATCCAAAGATAGAAAAATAACCTCCCAATCCAAGTCCCCCACCCGGATATGATGTTCGAACGGCCGCGACCATATAAACCTGCCAAACTTATCCTCCGGAAAATTCTGCAGCCACGTCTTAACCGTCGTCCGCTTCAATTCATCGAACGTCCGCCTGACAACATACGTCCGAGAACGCCTGACCCCATCGAACCCCTTCGGCTGCTTCAACGCCTCGGACAGCAGATTGTAGCAACACAGATTCGACTTACCCGAGCCGCGCGGACCCTGGATCAACCGTACCCGAGCCTGGGACAGGAAAAAACGCTCCAGCGTGGCCCCATCCGGCGCGTACGAAAGCGAAATCAAGAAGACCCCACAAAGGCCCGCCAGATCGCCCGTACAGCCTGGGCGGAATTCGTGGACCCCCTAACCTCATCGAACCGCGCAGACGCCCGAGAAACCATGTCCGGCGTCAAATCGAAAACAACGCCACCAGAAATCCCCCGCTCATCCAAGGCATCGGCTACAGCACCACGAAGCCGACGAGCCTCAGCATCAAAGACAATCCGCCTAACCATGCCGTACCCCACAGGGAATAAAAAAAACAGGAGAGGCACCTGAAGGGGAAAGTCGTGAGGGAAACCCCTCGGGAGACGACCGGCGCGCGATTTTTAACCCCACCCCCTTCGCCTGAGAATCGTGCGATTTCATGCCCCACCCCCTATGTCGCATAATGGTCATTATGGCAAATCGCTATTTGGCTGTGTGCGTTATCAATCATTTACGTTATCGCCGTGTGCTGGTGTTATGGCAAATGCGTCATGTTCGATGGTCTTCGTGTCGTCCGGAGAGCGCATGACGATGGTGAGTGATATGCCCTGACCGGCGCTTTGTGCCCGATCCTGCGTGGGTTTAAC